TAGAAAAGCAAATAAAAAATCTCGTCAAGACATGAGGAGAAATAATCGCGCAGAAAAAGACCCAGCTAAAAGGATGGCTAATAAGGTTAAAAATCAAAAAGACAATGCAGCTGAAAGGGTAAAAATGCGAGCTAAGAAAAAAGAAATAAAGAAATCGGTTAAAAAATAATAACAGATAATTATGCCAGATCCAAAGAAAAAAGCAACACGTGCAGTTAAAAAAGTAGCACGTAAAGTTAAAAAAGTTGCTAGAAAAGCGGTTAAAGGAATGAAAAAAATTTCCCAAGCCAAAAAAATAGAAGGAGCTCACGGTTATGGAGCTAATAAAAAAAGCGCAAGAAAGCGCGTTGCTGGCGAGAGAAAAAGAACAAAGGCTAAAGAAGGCTACAAAAACATGACTACTGCTGAAAAAAATCAAGTGGAACGCGAAGGCAGAAAAATGCAACAAAAAAATAAGAAATAAAAAGCGCACACCTATAACAGAATAGGACTGTATAAACCTAGCCTAACATAAACATAAACAATAACAAAAACAAAAACAAAATGGCAAAATTCATTAAATTTAACGTAGTAAATTCAGCGGCGGCATCGCCTCTAGGACCAAGAGAATCAATTCTTGTAAACATCGAAGACATTACAACAGTAGCTGCAACTGGAGCAACTGGAGCAAATGCTAAAACAGTAATAGTTGGTTTAACTGGTAGAGCTGCACAGGCTGTAGGTTACCGAACATTAACATTAACTGTTTCAACAAGCGTTTCTGCTTTAGTAAATCCAACTATAGCAACTGGAGCGGCAAATCCTTTAGTTACTGCAGTAAGATCTGCAATGACAGCTAATCCAGGAGGAGTAACTGCTTCTGCTCAATTAGGAGTAGATCAAGCAGCAGTACCTGCTCAAATGTATTTTAGAACAGCTACATACGCATAGTATTAAATAAATAGTCTTGCGGGGTTTAATTATCCCGTAAGATTTTTTTAAAAAAACATTATGAACAAAATATTCGCATGGCTTACCGGTAGTGTAATCAAAGAAGTTGGTGACGTCATCGATAAGTTCACTACAACAAAAGAGGAAAAGCTTGAAGCTAACAGGCAGATACAAATAATTCTTGAAACCGCAGAAGCTAACGCTCAAAGAGAAGTAACTTCAAGATGGGAATCCGACATGAATTCGGATAGTTGGTTAGCAAAAAATATACGGCCAATGGTACTTGTGTACCTTACGTTTATATTTACGCTACTAGCTTTCACAGATGGGAACATTGGAGAATTTAAAATAGCAAAAGAATACATACCAATAATTCAAACATTACTAGTAACCGCTTACGGCGCTTATTTTGTGGGAAGATCTTGGGAGAAAGGTAAACAAATAATGAATAAAAAAAATACATAAAAATGGGACAATTTCCAACATTAGATAGCTTCATATCAAGAGGATTAGCTTACACACCAACCAACACTATTGACGCAAGATCAGCTTGGCTTTTTGAAAATCAGTCTGGAACATTAGGTACTAACTTGACGGGATCATCAGTCTATGTAGGTACAACCGGAACAGTAAAAGTAGTTATATCAGGTACAGTTGCTTCAACGGGTGGTGGTGTAACTAGTATAACGTTTAATACCCCTGCAAATGGAGGAACAGGTTATGTTACAGGAAATGGGTTGGTAACTGTTGTAGTCAGGGGAGGGGTAAAGGTATCCACTGGATTAACAGTAGATATAATAGCAGTAGCAGGAGTTATAACTCAAATAACTGTAAACGCACCAGGAACAAATTACACAATAGGTGAAAAAATACTAGTTATGCAAACAGGAAGTGATGATGGCGCTTCTTTTTTCGTATCTTCAGTTACAAGTAATATTCCGGGAGCAGGAGATGCTGTTGAATTTGTAAATGCTCAAGCGGGATCAATTCTACCCGTAGTAGTTGATTACATTTTAATACCAGCAGCAAACGCAGCAACAGACTTAGTAGTAGGCAAATAAATAAAAATGTAGTTTATTGTTCAAACGTGTGATTATACATATAAATATAATTACTAACAATTAAATCTACTATTATGAAAAAATTATTTATTACATTATCATTACTATTTACATTTTCAATTCTAACAGCTCAAGAAGACTTTAATGGCATGTGGGAAAGCGAAGACTCGTCTTACATAACCACTATTATTGCAAGTGAGTATAAAGTTTTAAGTGTGTTTAACACTAGTTTTTTAGAATATAGAGTTATAACTGAAGATATAATTAGTCGCGACAAAAATAAATTTACAACAGAATTGAATAATGAACAAAACGGTTATTCAGTAACAATAGAATACACATTAAAAAACCAAGACACTCTTATTCTAAAGTATTCAAAAGACTTAGAAGGGGAATATATACTAACTAGATTAAGATAAAAAATTATGGAAAGCAATAAACAAGAAAGAAAAAACTTAGTGAATGATAATCCAATGGCTAAAAGAGCTAGTGAAGGATCTCCTGCTAAAAATCTAAACAAAGGTTACGGATCAGAAGTTAAAAGCCCTATGGCAATGATGAAAAGCAAAAAGCCTTCAACAGCATTTGCAATGAAGATGTCAGAAACAAGATCAGCTTTGCCTATGAATGAAACACCTTTAAAAAAGCACAAACCCGGGCACACAGAACCTAAATCTGGTACAATAAAAAATGCTACAGATGTAACTACTACCACAGATAATGTTTCTGGTAGACAATCAAATACATCCACGGGTGGAACTGTTTCATCTTCTGGTAGAAGAAGAGCAGATGGTAATATTGATGTTTCACAGACCTTCGCGGATGGTACCGGCTACGGTTCTACTTATAGTCAAAAACAGATTAATGAGCGTGGAGATATACCACTGCAACCTCAAAGGGATACTAATACCGGTACGGGAGTTTTAACAACAAATAATGATAAATCTACAAGCTACAAACAATACTCACAAAACAGAACAAAGAGGGAAAAGGAAATAAAAAGAGTTAAAACAGATAGTGTATTTACAGGTAATAGAAATGCAAGTACTACCGCTTATAATAAGGTTTTGAATAGCTTTAAAACCAATAATTAAAAACAAATAACCATTAATAATTAAATTAAATCAACATGAGTAAAGTAAAAAAAATGAAATCACAAGTAGAAGACGCAGTAAAAGTTATTACTAAAGAAGAGTTAGAAAATGTAAAGCACTTAAATAGTGAATTACAAAAACATTGTAATACTATAGGTGCAATGGAAGTTCAAAAAGCTAAAGCTATCTATCAAGTTAATATGCTTGAAAAAGATATGGAAGAAGCTAAGAAGGCTATTGAAACAAAATACGGACCTATTAATATCAATTTACTTGATGGAAGTTATGAAGAGGTTGTAGCACCTAAAGAATAATCTTATGAATAATATTATAAGAAAGATTAGTATCGGGGCTGACTACAAGAACGAAGCTATGCATTACTCTGTTAAACAGACAGTTTACGGCGGTCACGAAATTTCTCATATAATGTTTGAAGAGTCTGATAATTCTTATAATATATTTATAAAAAAAGTAGACGAGGTAATGCCATGGAAGAAGTTTAATTCTAACATGGCAATATCCGTTGAGTATGACTTGGAGTATTAATGAGGAGCATATATGATTTTATCATACGCCCAGTAGGCAAAAGATATGATAATGAGGTTAAGGTCGGAGAGCAAACCCTTATAACAAATAGCTCTATAGAAAGTTTTAAACACGTTAACAATATAGCTGAAGTAGTGGAAACACCTGCAGCATTTGCAACACCTATAAAGAAAGGTGATCTAATAGTTGTGCATCATAATGTGTTTAGAGTATTCTATGATATGAAAGGAATTAAAAAGAACAGTAGGTCATTCTTAAAAGATGATCTTTTTATGTGCGCTATAGATCAAGTATACTTATATAAAAAAGATAAATCTTGGAATTCATTTGGAGATAGGTGCTTTGTTGCTCCTGTTAAAAATAAAGACCTTTTAAGCAGTCAAAAAACTGCAGATCTTATTGGTATACTAAAAATAGGTAATAACTCCTTAAAGGAGTCTGGAATCAATCCAGGAGACATAGTTGGATTTACACCTAATAGCGAATGGGAATTTGTTATAGACAATCAAGTTATGTACTGTATGAAATCAAATGATATTGTTATAAAGTATGAACTCGATAGAAACGAAGAAGAGTATAATAGCCGCTGGGCGGGAAGCAATTAAAGAATTAGTAAAGGTAGCAAAAGAAAAGATCGTTGACTCAGAAGAAGATATATCAGCTGACAGACTTAAAAATGCTGCCGCTACTAAAAAGCTTTGCATATTCGATGCTTTTGAAATTCTTAATAGAATTCAAGAAGAGGAAAGTATGATTAGTGAATCTAGCACTGATCCTAGTAAACCAGTGTTTAAAGGCTTTGCCGAGGGGAGATCTAAATAATGGCATATCAACAACAACTATATACAATAGTCAAAGACTATGTAAAGCCTCATGTGATTAAGAAAAAAAATCGCTATGCTAAATGGGAGTATGGTTATGACAAAGATTACGATTTAATTGTAATAAGTAAAACTGGTAGGATAGGTGATATATATCTTATTAGCGGTTTGCACATTGCTTTACCAAAAGTTGAAAACCCGAAAGATCTTGGTAATAGTAAATGGCAAGCAAAAGAATATCCAAAAGAATTAAGTAAAATAAAAAGCGAAGCTGATTGGGTAAAATATCCTAAAGCTTTTCACACAAAGTGGCATCCTTATATAGATGAAGAATTTAATAGAAGAGAAACAGGTTACTGGTTTATTAATAAAGGGGTGGATACTTATATTACTGGTACTCATTACATGTACTTGCAATGGTCAAAGATTGATGTCGGGTTACCAGACTTCAGGGAATCAAATAGGTTATTCTACATATTTTGGGAAGCCTGTAAAGCAGATAAACGATCGTACGGCATTTGTTACCTTAAGAACAGACGTTCTGGATTTTCATTTATGTCGTCGGGAGAAACAGTTAACGAAGCTACAATATCATCAGATGCTAGATTCGGTATACTATCTAAATCAGGGCAGGACGCGAAGAAAATGTTTACAGACAAAGTTGTACCGATCTCGGTCAACTATCCGTTCTTTTTTAAACCTATACAAGATGGTATGGACCGTCCCAAAACGGAATTGGCATATAGAGTACCCGCTTCCAAATTTACGAGAAGAAAATTAGACGACAATAATGTAGCTGAAGATCTTGACGGATTAGATACAACTATTGATTGGAAAAATACAGGTGACAACAGCTATGATGGTGAAAAGCTAAAGCTATTAGTTCACGATGAAAGCGGTAAATGGGAACGACCTACAAACATACTTAACAACTGGCGAGTTACAAAAACTTGTTTAAGATTAGGTAGTAGAATCGTAGGCAAATGTATGATGGGCTCAACGTCAAATGCTTTAGA